ACGTATTTCGTGCCGGATACGTCGATAACGCCCCAACACATATTGTTGTACTGCGAAAACGGCGTTATCATGATTTTGTCGCAATACGTTTCAACGTCCGAAACGATCGGTACTAATGCAGTCATTGACGTCGGTATTACGCCATTTATGCGATGTCTTGTTGCCGGGTCAGCCTGACTGCTTTCGTTGGATTTTACAGACGCCAGCGAATTAAAATCAAGGAACTCCGCCCAATTGCTAGGAGAACTGAAATTTGGACTATCGGGCTTTAACACTGCAAAAATCAAATCGCCATTATTATCTTTAGAAATAAAAATAGATGATTGAAAATCATTCGTTTGATTATTACAAATTGCTATTCCGTTGTCAGTCTTGTACCCATAGCGCCAGCAGCATTTGTTATGAACGTATAGATACCCGCTGTTTATATTAGCACCATTTTTCGCGGTTACTTGAAAAGAGCGCTGGGTATCATAATCGGTTCCCCAATCAAGCTTTAACGCAGTTACATCTCCGACTTTACAGCTTACTTCCTGCCCGCCCGACGGAACATCAATTGTATCAAAATATTCCGCTGCATTAGCCGTCAGCCACGCCGACACCTCGGCGTAGTTCGCTGCGGCGGTCGTACCTGTGAAATATGTTGTTTCTATTGCCATTACTATTCCTCCTCAATTTTTGTCGCGTTTCCAACTATGCCCACTACCCCCTCCGCCACCGCAGAGGCTACCTTTGGCGTTCCGCCCCCACTGATATAATCAACGTATGATCGGAATGGTGTTTCGTCCGTTATTTTCGCCCCTTTCGGGTCGATTTTCTCGCGAAGCAACTGTTTTGTTGCTTTGAGATATTTTAATTTCGTCATGTCACAACTCATTAAATTACCTCCCCGTTTATCAGATCTATTTCGTTTGACAAAATGCCTTCGCCGATTACCGACTTAATCACAATAATAGCGATTGGTATTCCGTTACTTCCTGCTTTAAGCCTGTTCGGGAAACTTATAATATATTCCGTGCCGACTTTGGTTATTATAAATTCCGTTCCCTCAACAAGCAGCACGCCGCCGATATGCAAGAAAATAATATCGCCTTCCGTGTATTCGCTTATAGGCATTGTTATATTGTCAATATATCCGCTTGCATCATTGATCGTAGCCGAATACTGATATTTAACTATTGACGTGTCAACGTGTAATTGCTCTGTTAACGTTGAAAACCACGAATTAAACGCCTGCTGCTGCTGCAACATATACGCGTCAAATTTCGTCGTCATTTCTTCGTAGTAGGTTTCACACGCCGTTTTATACTGCGCGAATAGCTGCGCCGTGTCTACTTGATCTATAAGCCCCGTAACGTAACCACAATAGGCAGTACCGCGCAGATCTGAAATTAACGCCTGCGATATAGCCGTAGTATTTGAATTGATCGTAACGCGGGCTAAGAACAATTCTTTTATGTTTTCCGTCCACGTCCTAGCGGGAACGGTCGGGTTAGTCGCTGCCGCCGTGCCTTTTTTGACTACAAGGGAAATAGCGCGCCCGCTTTCCGTCATATCCAGCCGCAAGGCTATTACGTCGTACCGCTTTTTTCCGACTTCGGCGGGGTCTATCGCCAGCGTTTCCGTAGCGTCGTTATTAACCCATTGACAGTCAATAACCGCCCTGCCGCTTGCAACGTTTACAGCCATTCCGCTTCCTGCGGTTACTTGTAGTTTTCCGTCAACGTTTTCAAATACGCCGTCAGAAATTAGCCCGCGAAGATACATTGACATATCACGCGCATTATATGTTCTGTCGCCGTCCACGCTGTTAAAAAATCCGCTTGTTATGCTCATGCCGTTACCTCCCAATTCTCGAAAGTCGGTATAGCGGTATACATTTTGTCCGCGCTCCAGCTTTCAATCATTTCAATTATTCGCGTTTCCGCTGTAATTCTATATTCGTTTTCAACCGTCACAATATCGCCGACGTTGTAATCAGTTTTATATTTATAAATATCTGATATTACGCTTCCCGAAAAGTCTTGCGTGATTGGATTTTCTGCTAGCTTTTCGCTTCCTCGCTGATATAGCAAATTCATATAGTCGGGCAATGAAATTGCACCTTCATTGCTTGAAACGTCGCGCGCGTCAACATACATTTCGCGGCGGTTCATTCCCTGCGGCTGTTTAGTCGGGATAGGGCGGCTTTTTCGCGCCGTTCCCTCTCCTTCGCCTAGTGCATACGCCATGTTTTTATAGTTCGTCGCGTTGATAACATAATCTGTGTTAATCAAATTATCAAATTCGGGCGAAAAGTGAACAAGCGGGCGCGATACACCTACGAATATTTCGCACGTCAAATTCGTTCCGCTGCGGGTGATCTTCCAGCCGTAGCCGTATGTTTTACAAACCTCAACAATGTAGTTATATAGCACGTCGCCCGTAACTTGCGCGTTTATAGTGTCCTGCGGCGGCTGCGATATTGTAGCCGTTTTGAAATTCGGGAATTTCCGCGCCGCTTCCGCTGCATTGCCGCAGATCGTATTTATTAGCGAATATAATTCCGTTAGTACAAGCCCGCTAATATTCTGCTGCGGAATAATTACGCGGCGGTCAAGGATTGATTTTAAATCACGCCCCGACGCTATAATGTAATTTCCGTTTTCCGTGTCGGTCTTGATCTCCAGCTTTTCAATTATCATTGTGTTTTCGTCGCCGCCGCGTTCAACATAATTTCCTATTTGCAGGATTTCAAGCGCGGTTTCTGTCGCGGGCATATATAATTCAAAATCGCCGCTTTCGTAGTAGCGCGTCGTCCATATTAACGATTGATAAACGTCAATAACCCCGATTTCTTTAAAGCTGGTATTTAAAATATATACATCCATATTACAGCCCCCAATAACACGCCGCAGAACGAACGTTAACGGCTAGGTTTTCCGCGCCTTCGTCGCAGCTATACGATATTTCGTTTTCTCCCGAAATAAGTTGCAGCCACTTAGAACCGCTTTGACGGCTGCTAATAATGTTGCTTATAGCGCCGTTATGCCGTAGCATTACCGCCTTTTCGCCTGCATTAGTGTTGATCGTTACAACGTCGCCCGCGTCTAGGTCAACGTCAAGCCCGAAAAATTCGTTTGTCGTATTGTTGTAGATCTTCGGGTTAAGTATCTGCGACGTTCGCGCCGTCAGCGTGAATATAGCGCCCGTCGCGATTTCTCCCGCGTTTATAACAACATTTGAACGTTTTGTAATTTTTGAAAACTCTATGCCCGCCGCGGGAATACTGAACGGAAATTCAAACAAGCTTATAGTATCGGAAAAATTAACGTTTATACCCGCCGCACTCTTGAAATACGGGTTAGGGCAGATTATAGATATTTGCGATTGCTGACTTCGCGTAAATAGCCCGACTTCGTTCGCTTCGGTGTAGCCGTCAATATATACGCTTTTGCTGTCGGTTTCAAAATATAGCCTTACCGCCGAATTAGGCGCGAAAAATCTATAAATCATGTTTCGATTTTCTTCAATAGGCGGCTTGTAGCACAATGTTATAACTATGTTACGCTTCGGTATGCGTCCGCTATTGTAGCGGCTGCCGTCCATTCCCGCCAATTCGGTGAAAATAATGCTTGCTGTCTGAGGGTTAAGACCTGTTACGTTCGTTATGTCGAAATATTCGCTATTTGTTAGCTGCAATTTCTCGCCTTTGTAGTTCTCTACGCTAACGCTAATCATTCTTTACCCCCTCGTACTTAACAGATTTTTTGTTTGCCGATAGATTTCTAGGCGGTCAAGCGCCTGCGGGCTGTTATTGGTTTGATAGAAATTGTATACGTTGCTTGTAGCTGCGGCGCTCGCTGCGCTAACGCCCGCTATGCTTCCGTTATACTGCAAGTTATCATTAACGCCGCTTACAATGCGCTTTGCAGGCTCTAAAACCTTCTTGCCCATTGTTTTTACTGCGTTTACTGCGTCTTTGGTCTTTTCCTTAATGCCGACGGCTAAACCCTGCGGCAAGAATTTTCCGACTTCATCGCGCATTACCCTTGACGGCGAATTGATGCCGAAAAAGTCTTTCAGCCCGTCTAATACGTCTTCGCCGAACCCGCTAATTTTATCTTCAATCCAGCTAGTCATATCTTTAATGCCGTTCCATAAGCCTTCTACAATGTCTTTGCCCAGTTCGCCCATTTTTTCAGGTAGCTTTTTTATCTTGTCTACAATGCTGTCAAACAAATCCCCCGCGGCTGTCTTGCCCTTCTTCGCAAGATCAGAACCCCACGTTACAATTTTAGGCAAAACGTTTGCAAGCCATTTCGCCACCTTGCTAGGCAGTTCCGTTATTCTGTCTTTAATCTTTTTGATAAAATCCGCCGCCGCCGTTCCCGCGTTGCTAACCATACTAGCGCCCCACGATACGACTTTAGGAATTACTTTTGAAAGCCACGACGATATTTTACTAGGCAATTCTTTTATAAACTCTATGATTTTATTAACAAACTCGGGGGTTTTTTGCGCCGCCGTTGTTACCATGTCGTTAAAAAATCCTAGAATTTCGTCAAGTACATTACCGCACCATTCAATCAGCTTTGGCAGCAGTTCGCCCAGCGCCTTCATAATCGCCGAAACGATATTAGGCACGTTCTTTGCAAGCTGTACAACGATCTGCGGAATAGCCTTCACTATCTGCATGAAAAGCTTTGCGGCTGTTTGCAGCAATAACGGCAGATTGTCAAGCAGTACGCTTGTTATTGTCGTTATTATTTCGGGTAGCTTGCTAGCAAGCGCGGTTACGATTTGCGGAATAGCCTTTACTATCTGCATGAAAAGATTGATTGCCGCCGATAAAAGCGTAGGCAATGCCGTTGTTAATGCTTGCATGATTGCGTTAATGATCTGCGGCAGATTAGTTATTAACGCGTCAAGGATAACGGGTATAGCGTCTATGATCGCATTTAATAGCGTTATAGCGGCTTGCAAGATCTGCGGTACTGCCTGCACGATAAAATCAACAATTGTCGTTATCAGATTAGGCAACGCCTGCATAAGCTGCGTTATAATCTGCGGTAATGCCTTTATAATAGCGCCGAAAAGCTTTAGCGCCGCTTTCAGCAAGTCGGGCAACGCTGCAAGTAGCCCGCCTATAATATCGCCTACAAGCGCGTTTATCTGCCCTATCAGATCGCTAACTATCTGCGGCAACGCTTCAACGATTACGGTAAAAAATTGTATCGCTGCTTGCAAAAGCTGCGGCGCTAGTAAGATTATCTGATCTATAATCTGATAAACGATATTGATAAAATCAGAAATCAACTGCGGCGCTGCTTGCGTCAGCCCGTTTACAAGCGCTAGTATAACGTCTGCTGCCGCCTGCAATATAAGCGGGGCTGCGTCTTTAAGCGCCGTTGTAAGCTGCGTTACAAGCTGTATAGCGGCTTGCACAATGTCGGGCAATGCCTGCATAAGCCCCGTTATAAGATTAGTAACTATCGTTGTGCCAACCGTTACAACTTGCGGCAAGGCGGCTACAAGTTTATCGGTAAGCTGCGTTAATATGCCGCTTACCGCTCCGCCCAGCGCTTCCCCTGCGCCGTCTACGCCGTTTACAAGGTCTGTAAAGCTTTGCCCTAGCTGCTGTATATTCGGCATTAGGTCGGTTAGTATATCCGCGCCCAGCGTCTTAAAAACAGTAAGCACGGGTAACGCCGCTTGCCCTACTTGCGCCATAGCGTCGTTTAATTCAGCCTGCGCCTTGTTGTAGTTTATAGTCGCTTCGTTGTTTTTGTTGTATTCGTCGGCAAGGTCGCCGTAAAGTCCGTTAAGGGTATCAACAACAAGTTGTTGCCGCTCTTGCTCACTCGAACACGCGGCTAGCTTTTCGTTAAAATCATCTTCCGAAACGCCCGCCCAGTTCAACGCGTCCGCAAGGTTTCCCGTAACCTGTCCTACTCTCGACGTTTCATTGACGCTTTCCGCCAGTCCGTCAAGCGGTATACTGTCGCCGTACTTCGCCCATATGCCCGTAGCTGAATTTAAAAGGCTGTTTAAATTCTCCTGCGATGTGTCCATAGCCATGAAGTTAGAAACTGCGGTATTTGCCGCGGTTTCGTCGCCCAGTACGCCGTAAAGATCGTTAAACTTTTCTTTCGCAAAGTCCGTTGAAAGCCCCGCGCTACTAGCAGCACTTTCCAGCTTCGTCATGTTCGCAGTCCACTCTTGCGACGCTTCGGCGCTGCCTAGAAAGCCCGCTATAACGCCGCTCGCGGCTGCGCCTATGCCTACTAGTGCGCCTTTAGCCGCACCGCCTAGCTTCTTTAGCAGCCCGCCTACTTTGCTTTCTGCGTCCTTTGCGCTGTCGCCTACGTCTTCGATAGCGTCAGCGGCTTTCTTGCTTCCTTTGGCTGCGTCCTTTCCGCTGTCGCCTACTTCCTCGATAGCGTCGGCGGCTTTCTCGCTGCCTTCGGCTGCGTCTTCTGCTCCGCGGTTTAAGCTTTCAAGTTCGTTCGTATACTTGCCGATCTGCTTTTCAACGCCTATAACGGCGGCTTTCTGATTGTTAAGCTTTACTAACAGTTCTTGCGCGCCTTTTGAGTTCGCGCCCTGCTGCTGTACTGTTAATTCGTACTGCTGTTCTAGGCTGTTAAGCTTCTGCTTTTCAGCGTCTAGCACGCCGTTAAGCTGTTTCAGCTTCGCGCTTAGTCCGTCCGCATTGCTAGCCCAATCGTCCATGCCCGCGGTAGCCGCTTTAAATTCGGAATTTACTACTTTTATGCTTCGCTGCGCTTCTTGAAACGCCGCTTTTAATTCCGATATATCGGCTTTAAATTTTGTTGTGCTTTCGTTGTTGCTTGCCATTTTCTCACCGCCTTAATACCACGTTGTAGCCTTAACACGCTTAGTTCTTTCACGCTGCGGGCGTTCTTTTCCGTCCTGCTTTTCTCTGCAATACTTCGTATAGCGGCGCATTAGCAGAAATGCTTCAACCGCCTTATATTCGCGAAATTGTATAGGGTTCATGTGAAATTTTTCACATAAAGAAACGGTAATATCAAAGAGAATATCAAATAAGGGCGGCTGCGCGCCGCCCTCGTCTAGTTTCCCTCGTTGTCCGCTCCCAGCGACGATATTTCATTGAAAGCAAACTTGAACGCCTGCACGAAAACGGGAATAATCTCCTTAACGTGTGTGTGTCGGATTTCTTCGTCTGTCAGCCCGTCGAAAATCTCGCAAAGCAGCGGCTTAATCTGCGGCAGCAACTTTACTACCATTTTACCGATTTCAAGATTATCGTTAAGTTTATCAAAGTCAACGATTGATACAAGATCTTCTATCATGCCATATGACAGATCAAAAGTTTCTGCCGTGTAGGTTTTTACAACCTCTTTTTTATCGTAGATGTTAAGCGTCATGCTCATTGAAATTTCCTCTTTTCTGATGTGTTATTGATTAGACAGCCTTTTTCTTTGCGGCTACCTTGTCGGGGTCTTGCACGGCGGCGAAAAAGTCCGCTTCGGTGTATGTAGTTAAGCCCTTAGCCATTTCAAGGTTTACAGCCTTTGCGGTCTTGCCCGTCTTTTCAAACTTATGCTGCGTGTTAATTCCCGTAAATGTTATTTCCTGTCCGTTAGCGTCCGTGCCGTCTGTCTTGGTCTCGTGTGTGCTGGACGGGATAGAACACTTAACTTTCAGCCGCCATACAAATACTTCGTTTCCGTCTGTGTCCTCGGTAATATAGCCGATTGCGAAATACTTTGATGTTCTTTCGCCCTCGATAAACATTCCCGTTTCTTCGTCGTAGGTCTGCCCCGTAAGCTTGGAAAGAATATCAAGCGGGATAGCCGAAACGCTCGCCGTTACTGTGTCCGCGCCCACGCTGTCAATAACGATAGCGGGGATATTGTCGTAATAATGGCTTTCGCTGCTGTTTTCAGTTTCCTTTGACAGTTCGCTAGTTCCTGCGACTTCAAACGGCGTGCCGTAGGTCAAGCCGTTTTCTTCGTTAGTATCTGTAAGCAGTTCAGCCGCTACAAGTCCGCGAATACCTCTATACTCGGTAATTTTCATGTTCGTACCTCCTGTTATAGTTTCTCGACGTATACGCAGCTTATGCCGCGCCCGTCGTGCGTTTTTTCGTCACTAGCAATGTCGTGCCCGTCGCCCGATATAATAAAGCCTGCTGCTTTAAGCTTCTTGATCGCCGCCCGTAGCGTGCTATATACGGCGGCGGGGTCATTGCTGTAAAAATTAACGTCAAAATCGTAAATGAATGTATTTTCTGCGTTGTCGTAAAATCTTTCTGAAATACTGCTGCTATTCCAAAAAGTGAAAAAATTGTCGGGGTACGGCTCGTTGTCTAGCAAGCTGCCTTGCCGTTTCACGGGAAAATTAAAGGTTTCCAAAACGCTTATTAAAACGTCTTCAGCGTTCATTCGTTACCCCTCCATTCTCTTTTTTATTTCTTCGCTAAATACTTCTTCTTGGATTTTCTGAATTTCTTTTTTTGTTGCCGTGCCATAAATGGCATTTTTTAGCCCGCTCATTGGCTTCATTCTCGGTGTGCCGTACATAAGAAAAATTGTGTCAAGCCCGCTGATTTCAAAGTCAAATCCTACGTTAATGCTTGCTGTCGTGCCTTCCCACGTTACTGCGGCATTTTCGATAATACTTTTCTTTGTGTCACCGCTCGCATATTTTCCCTTTGCGGGGAATTTGCTGTTTTGTACTGCCGAATTAAGCTTGTTGGAAACGTGATCGCCCGACTGCTTCAACGCCTTTTCCGCCGTGCTTGCAATATCACCGCCCAGCCTGTCAAGCCGTTCTGCGTATTCTTCAAATCCTCCGAATTGCAGTTTGATTTTATTTCTTGGCATTACGCCCCGCCCCTTATCCTGCGAACCTTGAATTTTAAAAACTGATTTCGCATATTGATATTTTCGGGCGTGCCTAGCACTTCGTAGCGCGTGCTAGCGTCTTCGGCGCTCTGTAACGTGCAATTAGCTTTTATGTCGGGTCTATACCACGTTTCAACGGTCGCCGTGTCTTCAATCACTATGCCCGCGTCGGTCTTTATTTCCGTGCCGCCGAACGTCTTAAAGCTGCACCATATTAGCCCCGCGTCTTTGTCGGGTAGTTTTTTTGTGCTGCCTTTAACCGTTCTGTATTCGGGAATAAGCAGCCTAAACGGAACGTTAAACGGCGTATTCGGTTTATATGCCTTTGCCATTATCCCGCCCCGCTTTCTGCTGTGGTGCTGTCCTTTAACTTCAACTGTATTGCACGCTGCATAAAGTATTCACTTAACGCGCCTTCGCCTGCGCCGTAATTCCATAGATCAGCTACGCCGCGGGTTATAACGCCAACGGCGGCGGGGCTGTCAACGGTTTCGGCTTTTACGCCCGCGTCCGTCAAAAAGGCTTTCACTTCGTCTATATACAAATTTAAAGCCCCGTCTTGATAGTTGCCCGTAATGCCTAGCCCCGTTTTTACGTCGTCCAAAATTGCCACGCCGTCAGCCCCCTTTCTGCCATTAGCCTAAATTTGCGTTAACCGTAGTTTTACCGCCTGCGACTGCACCGCCTGCGCTGTCAGTTTCGCAAACTGTAATATAAATGCCGTCTTCCGCTTCGATTTCGTCCGAACCGTTCCACGCCGTCCAGCCTGTCAGCTTCTCGCCGTATTCGGGCAATGTGCTATTGTTCAGCTTATAAACTAGCGCGCCGCTGCCGTTGCCGCTAACTTCGATCTTGGTCTTTCCTGTCGTAGTGCCTGCCGTGCTAGTTACTGTAAGCGCGCCCAGCGTCTGCGGTTCTTCGCCTTTATACGCTGCTGTTATCGCGTCAATCACGGCGGCGGTAGTGTCGGCGGTCAGATCGTCCGCCGTTGCTCCGCTTCCCTTGATTGCCGCCCATAGCCTTTTAAGCGCGTTAACGTTTGTATCAGCCATAGTTTGCAACCTCCGTTATATTACTTCTTCTTGATGATATAGCAGCCGCTAGTGTCAAGGATTTTGCCGTCCACGATAACAAGCAGCTTGTTAATCCATTCGTTCGTATCTTCGTCAAAATAGCGCTTAATACCAAATTCCATATTAGTATTGATTGCATAATCGGACGGGACCCAATAAATGCCGATTACGTCGCCCGCTGTTGCTGTGTCGTAGTCTGCTACTACGTCGGGTTCTACAAGGGTTACAGTTCTGCCGTAGAATGTGCCAGCCGTTGCCGCTTCGCCGATTGTAAGTTCTGTTGCTTCCTTAAAGATCGGGCGATTGTTTGCGTCCTTGATTGTCAGCAGGCAGCCTTCAACGGTCGCGCTGGTAAAGATAAATTCGCCCTGTCCGCGCTTAGCAAGCGGGATTTTTGCAAAAAGCTTCTTTCTCCATGCCGTCCAGTCAGACAGTTCCGCTTCGGTCATTTCAACAACGTTAGTAACGCGGTCGTCTTTGGTAATTCCTAAAAGCTGTCCGCTGCCCGTGCCGCTGATAATGCCCTTATCCATTGCTTCAACATATGCCTCGGTCATAATACGCACGATTTCATTTTCAAAAATATCAAGTGATACAACCTGTGAAAGCAGCGTCTGCGCTACGCGGATTTCGCCGATGTTGTACGAAAATTCGATATAGTCCTTAATATCGCCCGCTTTCTGCTTCTCTGATACTTTGGCTTCGGTTATCCACTTAAAATTAGCTTTAAGCTTGCTGATAGGGAATTTCACGCCGCCCTTAACGTTAAGCTTGCGAACCTTAGAATAGATCTGTCCGTAAACCTTTGAAACGTCCTTGATAAATTCGGTCATGATTGTAGTAGGGATAATAGCGCCAATATCCGCCGCAACTGTTGTGCCAGTATCGCCGCCCGCTCTCAGTTCTGCGGGGATTGCTGTACCCTTCTGTACATAGGCTTTAAATGCCTGTCTGTATTCCATTGTTGCGTAGGGGTCGGCTGCTGCCCTCTGCTGCGGCTGCATCAGTCCGTAGCTAGCAAGGGGATTGCCACCCCTAAACTCTGCACCCGCGGGAATACCGCCGCTTCTGCCCTCGTCGCCGTTTCCGTTGTCGCCGCCGTTTCCGTCGTCGTCGCCGTTTCCGTTGCCGTTGTCGCCCTGCTTGTCAAGCTTTTCAAGCTGCTTCTTGGCTTCTGTGAGTTCGTCAAGTACGGCGTTAAGGGTTTCGCCCAGCGCTCTTACTTCGTCCGCTGTTGTTGCGTCTTTAATCTGCTGTCTGATCTCCTTTGCGCGCTTTTCCTTTGCGGCAATAAGATTTCTAAGATATGTACCAAAATTCATTGTTTTTTCCTCCTTAGATGTTAAATAAATATTCTGCTTTCAGCTTTTCAAGTTTTAACGCTTCCGCAGTATCCACCGCGTGCGCTCCGCGTGCGTTCTCCAACGCTCCGCGTGCGTTCTCCAACGCTGCGCGTGCGTTAGCGCGTGCGTTAATCTCCGTCGCTTCGTATGCGGGTAACGTCACGGCTGATACTTCAACAACCGTTCCGATAGCCTTAATGTGTCGGGTCGGGTGTTCGCCGTCTAAACCCTCCCATTCTTCATTGTCAATGGAAAACATAAACGACATACCCGAAATATCGCCGCGCTGCACGGCGCTATATAATGCGCGGGCTTCGGCGTTATTTTCTGTGTCAAGATTAACGCGTATTCCCAGCCCTTCATCATCAACCGATAATTGCATAGTGCTATTTTTGTTGTTTTTGCGGCTGCGCGCTAGCGGTATTCTTGATAGATCGTGATTTACTAAAAATCTAACGTCTTTCAAATCCGTTTTATCTAGCGCGCCACTGCAAATAATCTCGTCAAATTCGCCTAAGTTCGTGCGGCTGTTATATACTATCGGTCTGCCCGTTATAATGCTGCCGCCGTCTTCGTTTTTGTCGGCTCTGACTTCAAAATTATACTGCCGCTGTTCAAGCGGCTTTTTGCCGTTACTCATTGTCGCTATTTTCGCCCCCTGTGTTTCCGTCGTTGCCGACTTGGTATTTATTCGCTATTGACGCGTCAACATAGTTCAGACTTTGCAGCCGCTTCCCTTCCAGTTCGGGCAACGGTCTAAGTCCGAACGCTACGCGCTTTTCGTTTTCATACAGCGCGCCGCTTGCGCCTAACAGATTTACCATTTGCAAGGTTTGATCTGTTGACATGAATATTAAATCTTTTGGATAAAATTGTATTTTGTTCCCGAAAGATTGTTCGCGCTGCGTGAAAAGCCCTTTTGTGAAAGCCTGCGAATAAGCAATAACAAGCGGCTCTATTGTTTTTTGATAAAATGCTTCATACTGTTGCTTTGTGTAATCGCCCGTAAGTATGGGCAGCGGTACGCCGAAATGACGCAGGATTTTTTCGTCAATAAATTTCAGCGTGTCAGCGTCAACAAGCTGGATTTTATTTTGTATCGGCGTAAACTCTCCCGAAATGTCAAGCGGCAAAAATCCGCTTTCGTTATTTTGCAGCTTCTTTTCAAGTTCCTTTAACGCGGCTTCGGTCTTGCCGTCGTCCATAAGCGTTTTATACTTGACAACGCCGTTAATCGCATAGCTTGCTTTCATAGCCTTTGCAACGCCGTTTAATAGCGTATCGTTAAGGCTTAACGTTTTAAGCAATGCCGCGTTATCGGGCTGCCCTGCTTCATTTCCGCCCATATAATCGCTAACAGAATAGCGGTAACGAATGTGTATCACGTCGCTATATTTCAACGTTGTTTCGTAGTTGTTTACAAATCGGAATTTTACATAAAGATCGTTTTTAGCGTCTTGGATAAAATCGACTTGCGCGGGCTGTACTGGATATAGCCCCGTATATCTCCGCTGAAAATTGCCTTTATCGTCCTCCCATGTGTAATAGGTCGGAATAATGAACGAATTGTAATTGAAAAAAAGTTGCCATGTGATTTTTTCCAAAAAGTCCGCGGCGGTCATTATTTCGTTAGGCTGCCGCAAAACTTTTTGAATGTCGCTGTTAACGCTTGTTACGTCCGAACCGCTTTCTATGATCTCGCGTATGTGCTGCGGTCTTAACTTTTTGATTTCCGAAACAATGCAATTAATAGCCTGCTGCACTACGTCCGACGCATATATATTACTACCGAATTGCGAATAAATCGGGGTAAACCCGTTAAGTATATCGGCATACCCTGTTTTATTCACGGGTTTTTTAAATAGCTTATCTTTAAGCCACCCCAATTTTTTCACCGCCTTATTTAATCAGATACAACGCACATAGCCCGCGAACGCTTCGCTTGCTGTGATTACAGCATATCCGCCTTGCACTTCAAGCCCTGCGATTACTCTTTCGTAATTGCTGCCGTTCGCTCTGAATACTGCAACGGGCGTGCCGCTTGCTCCAACGCCGCTATATACGTTGCTTGATAGTTTGATCTGCGTATTGCTGATTATTTCAGCGTTACACATAAATAGGTTCATGCCTTCAAACATTTGCGTATAATCTGCCTGCTGATTTACGGGCTTGAAAATTGTACCGATTGACGGCTTACGAATAATTATGCTTGCGTCGCTGTCTTCTCGGATAAATATTAGCCCGTCAAACTGTGTAATGTTTGTATTTGCCGTGATCGTTACGCTTGTGCCGTCCTCTTTTGCGGGGATTGTAGCCGAACCGCTATAAATCTGCTTAACGCTAACGGGGCTATGTGTCAGCTTCCCGCTAATTTCCAAAAAATTGGCGTTAAGGTTTGTGAAAAACGTTTTAAGGCTTTCGCCCAGTTTTAAAACCGTCATACGGGTATTTCCTCCAATCCAACTTTAAAAATTGTCGGCTCGTTAACGGTCAATAGAAAATCACCGTTTGACGCGATCGTAAAACTATTCATAGCACTTTCTAAAAAGTCGTTTGAATAAAGCGTTTTGTAGTAGAACAATTTATCGCCCCCATTATTTCAGCATTTGCATAAACTCAGTACGGCAGCGGCGAAACGTTTCATATAAAATAACTAGCGTTACCGCGCCGTCAATTCGTCTTATGCGTTCTTTTTTCACTAATAGCGCTTTTCCTTTTCGGTCAAGTTCTATTAGTGCGTTTTTTAAGCACCACGCGTCAACCTCGTTTTCGTTATAGTTGATTAACTGATGTTTAAAGTCAGCTTCACATAAATTGATCGCCGTTGAAAGTGTGTCCGCGTTCTGTAAGATCATGATTAGATCTTTGCTTTCGCGTGTCCAACCGTATTCGCCCATTCTGCTTATCCAGTCCGTAGCGAATTTCTGATCGTAGCCGCATTTGAAAAGCTTTATTTTATAGTCTTTGAAAAGGCTGTAAAACCAATCTGCAACTATTGATAAATCAACTTCGTTCCCGTCTGTGATTGTCAATAGCCCCGCCTTAGCCCATTCTTTATATTTTGCGCCCGCTGCCGCGTCGTCCGCGTTTTCTAGCTTGCCTTCGGGTATAAAGTAATGACTATATATGTATTTCGTCTTATCGTCTTTTCGCATAAGCAATATTTTTGCGTTTGTCAAGTCCGTTGTTTCCGCAAGGTCAACCGCTCCCAAACATACGCAGCCGCGAAAATCTTCTAAATCATATACAGCCTTATAGCTGTAATCTTCAATGTTTAGCCAGCTTTCGGCGGCGTTCTGCTTTATGTTAAAATCTTTCGATAGTACGAAAATACGATCTGATTTTGAATTTTTCGCAAGGTCTATTTGTTCTTCAAGATAGCCCCATTTCTTTATAGCGCCTAGCGTCGGATTGCTTTTAACCCATGTCCGCGGGTCTTGCCATATCTCCGCTTCGCTGTCTTGCGTATAAAGCCACGGTAAAAACCTTTCGGCAGCTATTCCCGTATCTTCCCCGCTTATGATTTTTCGGGCTTTTCTTAGCTCCTCGTCTAAATAGCCGTCAACTACAAATCCTTCCGTAGTGATATTTATAAATTTCGGGTTATCTTTAAGGCTCTGCGACTGCTCAATAGATTTCGCTATAACGTTAGTTGTCATTTCGTGTGTTTCGTCAATTATTGCAAAATCTATGTTTCGCCCCTCTTTATTTCGCGTGCGATCTGACAGTTTAAAAATCTTGCTGTTTGATATTTTATTCAAAATAAACCGCTGATTTCTTTTTGTGTCAAGGTCGCGCGGGTCTATTAGCTGCCGCATAGTGTCGATAGCGTCATAGACTATTGACGCTTGATTGTCGTCGTTACTGCTACATACTATATCCGCGCCCGCATTGCCTATAAACAGTTCTGTTTCTGCTAGTCCGCTGCACGTTTCGGATTTCGTATTTTTTCGGGCGATCAGTAGCAGGATTTTTTTAAATCGGTCGATAGAAAATCCTTTTTCTGCGCTTTCCTCGGTCATTTTGAAACTGTAAATAGTTTCTATAAATGCTTTCTGCCATAACATTAAGATCATAGGCTTATTGTAGAAAGGCGATTTTGTCAGCCTTACACAATGTTCCATGAAGTGCATACGCTTTAACGCGTCCGCGGTATCATAAAAGTAACGTTCGTTGCTCATATCGTCCGCAAGCCGCGTTAATTCTTGCCACAATTCACGCCCTACCAGTATTTCACCCGTTTCAATTCGTGCTTTATATTCCAATAGCGCCGAATTATCGGGGGTATATATCTTTTTTTCGTTAATCAGCAAGCGTTTTCACTTTCCGAAAGGCTTCTGAAATATTCCCGTAGCGGGCTGTCTTCGTCTGCGCCGTCTTTTCCTGCTGCACGCAGTAATATTTTGATAGCGTTTAGATATTGCTGCATATATTCTTTATACAGCTTCGCAGCGGGTAATAATTTTTGCTGCGTCGGGTCTTTAGGGTTAATCTTGATCTTTGGTTTTTCCCTCAGATCTGTTAAAACGCCCTCTAAATAAACGACATTTTCAATTACGGGCAAAAGATTTTCGTCTTTGCCAATATATTCAAAAAGTTCAGATCTTCTATTCATTTTTTCACCATTTTTCAAAATCAAAAATCTTGATTTTTCACTTTCTGCGCGAAAGCAGTTCCCCCTAACAGTTCCCTAAATGCTTGGTGCAAAAATTTTCGGGGGGCTATTTTCACGCGGAAAAATTTTCAAACCATTTTTTTATAAAGGTTTTCCAGTCGTTTATATTCCTTCCGTCGTTACATACTTCAATCCGCGACAAACATTCTTCTTCTGTCGCTTCAATAAAGATCGGTCTTGCGCCTAATTCCTTGCATATCCTTTCACGTTCGCTAATCAACGGATAGCCTCCGATAATATAGCAATTAAGCCAGCGCCCGCGCCGATATTTAACGCCCTCTAGCAATGTATCGCGCACGCTGAAAGCTATATCATTTAGACAAGGCGGCTTAATATATCGCTGCTGCCCGCTTATACATTGCCATATATTATCCATGTCTATTATCAAATCACCTCGTTCGGCGATCTCTGAAACATAGGTGTTCTTTCCGCTGCACGGCGCGCCATATATCAGATAAACATTTCTAGGTTTATAGCCTAGCTTGTTATGTATTCTGTTATGGCAAACGTGATGTAATAGCGCTATGTTATCGGGGTTTAACGCTATGCTAGCGTCATTAACATTCTGTTCCGTTAATTCGATCTTGTGATGTCCTATGCAGTCGTATTTCTTCGTTATGGGCTTTCCGCAGTATTCGCATATGATTTCGCCGCGGGCGTTAGTGCGCTGCATTTTTAATACAGCCATAAACTCCGCCCACGCTCTGCCAGTATAGAACCATGATAAATTAGCCATAATATCACCGTCAGAATTTAATTTATGGAATTTATAGAATTATGAAAATCGCGCATATGCGTACATTGTTATCTTTTCGGCTGTATTGCTAAATGAACCGAAATAATTCCATGTTCCATAGCCTAGCAGTTCGTTAATGCTACTTTCGTTCTCGTATCGCTGAAATGAAAAAAAAATGCCGTTAACGGGTATTTGCATAGCCTGTTTAGCGCTCTTAATCTGCATAGCTAGCGAATATCCAACCGTTCCAGCTAATGCAACCCCCGCTAGGCTTCCCGACGGCTGCGCCGTGCTGTCCGTTAGCTTAACGTGTCCGTAGTTTGTCGCCGTACCTATGCCGTATGTTGGCTGATTGCTCGCGTGGTTACTGTCTGCTTTCCCGTCGTATCTTTCGTTTGCTTCGTCTTTGCTAAATACTTCAACTTGGCATTTATCTTCGCAAATTCCGTAAACATTGTTATGTGCCATTATATCACCTCTTACCAGTCGTCGTTTTTAAACATCCCTTTGGCCTTAGCCAACAGTTCAGACGCTTTCAGGCGGTCTTTTAGTGCGTTTCCCGCGTCGCTGAAAACTGCCGTCCAAAATGCCTGAATATCTGATACATCTGCGATAATCTTTTCATCGTCAGTTTCGGCAAGCGTGTTGATATACTTGATATATTCCTGCACATCGCTTCTTGCCAACAATTTATGACTATTGCCCCTAGCGTATGATCTCGAATACCCCGCGGCAATGGCTGATTTTTCAGCATTTCCCGCGCATTCGCCGCAATAATACTTTGCAAACAATTTATACTGCGGTTTAATTTTAGGTTCGGTCATATTATCAACTTCTGTCCGACGTAGATAATATCAGGGTTTTTAATGCCGTTTTTCTTAGTTATTGCAGATACAGTTGTCTTGTACTTAGCCGCTATCGCGCTGAGCGTATCGCCTTTCTTGACGATATATGTTTTCTGCTTCGGTTTCTTATCGGTCTTATTTTCAGACGGGTTCGACGTTTTCTTATATCCGTTCAAGCCCGCTTTCTTTATTGCGGTCGGGTAATCAACATAGCAGTTGTTACAATCAACATTGCCGTTTATACCGTCGATCTTCCCTGCTGACGTATGCTGCCACATTCCAACATCACCCGACCAGTTGAGTTTTGAGCCGTATTCCGCAAGCCATAACGCGTAACGCTTTGCAACGTCCGCAGTAAGCATGGTCTGAGCTGGGCTGCGGCTCATGTAAATTCCCGCGAAATAGCCCGCCTTTTCAAGCTCCTCGCAGAACGCCTTGCACATTGACGAAACGCCGCTGCGTCCTACAAGTGACTTACCCTCAACGTCAAAGTAAATGGGGTATTCAAACTGTTTGCCCTTAATAGCAGCTATACAGCACTTTGCTTCCTGCCGTGCTTCATCGGCAGTCGTCGCGTAGCTGAACCAGTACCCGCCGCAGGGTATGCCGTGCTTCTTGCACTCGCTGTAATTGCGCGCGAAAGTCTTGTCTATCTGCCCCGCGTAACGCCCGTAACCTATCTGCATTATCACGAAATCGACCGCGCCGCGCACTTTTGAGAAGTCAGGCGAGCCCTGGCAATATGAAATGTCAATGCCTTTTTTCATTTTAATCACTCCTTATCCGCTTTCTTTTCTGTCTGCGTTCCGAAATAGAACGCTATGACCGTAGTGAATATCGTGAGAAAATCACGTCCGCTTATTACGCCGTTCACCGACAGGACGCAAAAGACTACTGATAACATGATTGTTACTATGCTTTTTACCGTCAGTAGGTTTATAAGCTTATTTCTCATGCTTCGCCGCACCCTCCAGATCTGCTATACGATGTTCTTCAACTTTCATTTTTTCTTCCAGCACGGGAATACGGCGGGCGAAATTATTGTGCTCCTCGACCTTTTTTTCTAGCTGCTGAATGCGATACGATGTAAGTTTCAATCCGCTGTAACTTCCGACCAGCGTTCCCGCAAAACTAAGCAGCGCGACCCATATTTCGCTTGACATTTGTTCACCCCGTCCCGTTATTTATTAAGCCTATTATACACGCACAAATCAGATTAGACAATATACTAAAATGTGCCGCGAATGTGCCGCGAATGTGCCATTATGCACAAAAAAACACCCGCTGAATTTCCTCAACGGGTGCTAGTGTAGATATTTGGTTATTATATTTCAGCTCACGCTATCAAGCGAAGCGTGACGGCATAGCTGTTTTGCCATCAGTGTAGATCTTCGGCGCTAGCGTCTATATTCGCCTTTACCAATGCTATTCCTCTGTGTATAACTTCTGCCTTAGTTATATTGAGAATTGCCGAACATTCTTCCAGTGTAGAATACGTTTCTTCCGAAAGCCTTAATTCAAATCGCTTATCTCTTTTTTCGGTGGTTGGTCTGCCCATTTTTTTTTTGTTGTTTTCGATTTTTATCACGCCCTATCTTGACATTCGGGGCAAAACGTGATATATTAAAAAATAAGATAGGCGGCGGCAGAACCGCCCGTCTTAGTTTTCTTCCATTGCTCCGGCTTATTTAGTCGGAGCTTTTTTTGTTTTTGGTTTCCTCGAGAAGCCTTATCACTTCTTCGGTTTCACCTTTTTTCAGCATTGAGAGTATCAATGAGATCAACAAGTCAAATTCCTTTGCGGTCATCTTGCTCATATTTTCTCCTTTCTCGTTCTGCCCCGTGACTTGTAAGCCTTGCTTACTGTAATCTTATTATAACATATGTACGTACAAAAATCAAGCCTTTTTAATAAGTTTTTATGCGAATTATTGCACAAAGTTTTCGCGTAAAATTCGTATAAAATAACAAATACCCTCTGAGATTGATTTTCAGAGGGTATTATATTACATATCAAGCATTTCGCGGACAAAATCTCGCGTGAAGATCATCGGTCTAAGCTGATCTATAAGCTTGGTTCGACGTTTCGATATTACCGATACATCTACGCCGAAATGTTCTGCTATACGTTCATGTGTCCAGCCGCGGAAATATTTCATTTCAATAAGCTCAAAATACGGATCATCAGATATTTTGTCAAGCGCGCGGTCGATCTCCGCGACAAATTTGCGTACCTCTTCATCATCACTGCGACATAACTCGGGATATTCGTACAATATCCGTTCCGTTTTTTTAAAGCTCCCGAGCCTGCTCTTACTGAGCATATCTGATTGTTTCAGCTCCATTACAACAGCCCGCGCCGTTTTATCAATGATTTCGGTCACTGTCATTGCTTGTCGCCCTCCTGTTCCATGCCTGCGACGCTCGCGGTTCATGTTCCGCGCCATAGAAGCATACATCAGCCCCGCAGTTGTCGCACATAAACATTACCGTTTGCTGTAAAGGCGATATGAACTTTCTTACCTTTTCTCCGCAGAAAGGGCAAGTTTTTAGAGTTGGTTTCTCTACAGCTTTCATTTGATCTCACCACCTAACGACCGTATCTTACTGACGTGCGAGCATTTGAATATGCAGTTGCCGCAGAGTATTCCGCAATCATCTACCACGAAGTAGTACTTTTTTGGCAAATACAGATTGCAATTATTTTTGAACTGCTCCTCGCCAGTTTTGTGCAGAATACCACTATATGTATCACCATCGAAGATTGTTATTTCAACAGTTTTGCCTAAGAATTTTTCAAGTTCTGAACGTTTCATCTTTCTTCACCGTCCATTCTTGCGCCGCAATTAGGGCAGAATTTCGTTGCGACAAATGCCCCAATGTAATGGAAATCATCATCACACACGGAGCAGTGATAGCATTGTATCCT